TCAAGATGCCGTAAACACCAGTGTCAATTTCTCAACTGTTGTACTCTCCTAGCTTGCCACCGACGACTCACAGCGTTGGTGGCATTTTTGTTTGAGTCGTCAGAATCCTTTGCGCTTGAATTCTCCCAATCCCGGTAATGAGTTGAGTTCTCAACTTCCGGTTGATGGGTGTAAGGAGAATCCAATGATCACCACTGAAGCCCTCATCACGTTGCTACGAACCGGGAACCCCAAGCTATCCATCCACCGAACGCCCGAACCCCCAACAATCTTTCTCACGGGCTGGCTAGATACCAGCCTCTTGGCTGAATCGCTAAATCTTCTTGTCCTCAACCCCGATGTGGACACAGCCCAGATTGTTCCCTTCCTTCAAGCCGTAAGCTGTGGTGACCACGATGAGCAATAATCGCGCCATCAGCAAGGTTGCAAATCACTATCGCCGCACATGCCGTCTATCTGTCCCTGACTATCAGGATTTGAAATCCCATCTGCAAGCAAAGATGTTGGCGATTCGCAATCTTGACGCTATGAACGGCAAGCAGCTTTACAGCGCCTTGACTAATGACGCGAGAAATTGGCTTCGCAAGTATCTGTACCACACCAAAGGCATTAGCAGCCTTGACGTTTTACTGGAAGCTGGTTATGAACCCGAAGCCACCGCAACATCGGACAACGCGATTCTCATCAGCCAATGCTTGAACCAGCTGACGCCCATGCAGCGTCAGGTCGTGGCACTGTACTTCGGGTTGACGGATGATGAGCCAGCCGCCAGCTTCGCCTACATCGCAGATCGGCTCAATGTATCCGCCATCGTAGCGCAACGCCTGTATCGCTCTGCTATTCAGCGACTAAGAATATTTGCCAATCCTGATGCTGGCAACGCTGCCTCTTGTTGTAGGCAACATGCCAGACTGCGCCCCACACCCCTGCAACCATCCCGGCTGTAACACGCTGACGCTCGTTCGATATTGCGAGGCTCACGCAAAGCAAGTTGACGGTTGGGGCCACAAGCTAAGTCCATCAGCCAGAGGTTACGGCGCGGAGTGGCAACGGTTGCGAAAGCGAGTTCTGAAGCGTGATCCGGTTTGCTGTATCTGCAAGTTTCGTCCGGCCACCGAATGCGACCACATCAGGCCGAAAGCAAATGGTGGCACCGATGACGAAAGCAACCTTCAGGGACTCTGCAAAGCCTGCCACAAAGAAAAGACACTAAGCGAGCGCACGAAATGAAGATTGATTGGGCGAAGTATCGTTTGTTTCTGCACGGCATCATCAGCACGTTTGTTGGCGCTGCACTCACGACACTGGCAAGCGTCGTTGTTAGCCCAGACCTCAGCTATCAGCAGCTATTGAAAGTTGCAGTGATGGGCGGTTTGGTTGGCACCGCTGGCTATTTCACCAAGTCACCAGTGAAGCAGTAATGGATTACAGCCGTGGTGGCTTGCACCTAACCGAAGGCTTTGAGTCATGCCGACTGATCGCATATCTGGATAGCAAGGGCATACCGACTATCGGTTACGGTCACACCCGCAACGTTCACCTTGGTGATACCTGTTCGCAAGCCCAAGCTGAAGCATGGCTGCTTGCCGATGTTGCGATTGCACAGCGTGCCGTGGATACGTGCGTCAGGGTAAGCCTCACCCAAGGCGAATACGACGCGCTTGTGGACTTTGCGTTTAATTGCGGGATCACCGCATTCCACGAGTCAACGATGCTCAAGCTGCTCAACGAAGGCAACTACACAGCAGCCGCCAATGAGTTTGCACGTTGGGACAAGTGCGACGGACAGGAAGTTGCTGGTCTATTACGACGCCGCGTTGCCGAAAAGCAAGAGTTTCTATCGTGAAAGTAATGCCTCAGTGGGGGACAGTAGGAATCGAGAAATCGTCCACCGCGCAAAAACCGTAGCTGCCTAAAACTTTCGCATATCCACAATCAACACAGAGTTTTCAAGAGTATGGGTCGTCCTTTCAAACCTCTAGCAGTCCATGAACTCAACGGCAGCCTCAAAGGTCGTCCTGGCCGCGCTGCACGCCGCGCCAATGAGCCTCAAGTTGAGGACGGAATCGGCAATCCCCCAAAGCACCTGACATCGGACGCTAAGAAGGTGTGGAACGAACTTCGTAGAACGATCACTTGGTTGACGATTGCAGACCGCATTGTTGTCCAGATGGTTGCCAAGTTGACGGTGAAGCTCAATAGTGGAGACATCTCCCACCGTGAAATGCAGTTTCTGTCCAGCCTATGCTGTCGCCTCGGCATGACCCCATCTGACCGCGCCAAAGTCAGCGCACCACCTAAACCCGCAAAGGCTGAGGATGAGTTTTCCTTCCTCGATGCACCCACCGATAGCACTTCCGAGAGAACTCAATAATGTCTGACTCCGTTACACCCAATCTTGGCTTGACCATTCCCGCACACGGCGAAGCCGGAACATGGGAGGCAGAGATTGACAATGACTTTGTCCTCATCGACACAGCCATTGGCGAGAACGCAGCAGCCATCTCAGCAGAGGCGTCCGCGCGAATTGCCACCAACGCCTCCCTGTCAGCGGCGATTACAGCAGAGACATCGCGTGCAGAAGCAGCTGAAGCGTCTTGCGAGAAGACGGCGAATAAGAGTGTGGCTAATGGCTATCCAAGTCTGGATGGTTCTGGCAAGGTTCCGATTGCTCAGATTCCTCAGATTCCATATTCAGACCTGACCGGAACTCCAACACTCGGAACTGCCGCTGCCCAGCCGACCACGGCATTTGATGCAGCGGGTTCTGCTGCAACCGTTCAAACAAACCTCACTGCCGAAATCAGCAGAGCCACAGCAGCCGAAGCACTGAAGGCGAACACTTCCAGCCTTGCGACGGTAGCCACTTCTGGTAGCTATGCCGATCTCACGAACAAGCCCAGCCTTGGCACTGCCGCTGCTCAATCCACTTCAGCGTTCGATGCCGCTGGTACGGCGACAACCGCTGCTGCTGGTGTTCAAACCAATCTGACCACAGAGGTCACTCGCGCAACCACAGCGGAAGGTCTGTTGGTTGCGAAGACCACCACAGTCAATGGCCATGCTCTTTCAGGGAATGTTGTCGTATCTGCTTCGGACTTGACCACAGGCACGCTTCCCCACGCCCAGCTTCCAGCCTTGATTGCGGCTGATATTCCGGCGCTCTCCTATGACGCTTCGGGAGCAGCTGCTACGGTCCAGACGAACCTCACTGCCGAAGTTTCAAGGGCGACAACGGCTGAAGGATTACTCGTTCCGAAAGCCACTACGGTGAACGGTCACGCTCTCTCGGCAAATGTCACGGTGTCCGCGTCTGATCTCACAACCGGAACGCTCGCCGTCGCCCAGTTGCCAACAATTCCATACTCACAGCTTTCCGGAAGCCCAGCGATTCCGGTTGCATCGTCAACCGCGCCAAACATGGACGGAACGGCAACCATCGGAACCCTGACCACATTTGCAAAGGCCGATCATGTCCATCCGACAGATACCAGCCGAGTCGCAACCACCACCACTGTTAATGGTCATGCACTGTCGTCGAATGTGGTTGTTTCTGCGTCCGATCTTACGACTGGAACTCTGCCCGTTGGTCAGCTTCCAACAATTCCATACAGCCAGCTTTCAGGAACGCCAGCGATTCCCAGTGTTCCTATCACCACGATCCAGAACAACGGTGTGGCGGTCGCTCCTGTGTCGGGTGTCATCAACTTGGTTCCCGGCGCAAACATCACCCTGACGACATCGGGTGATGCAGTTACCGTGGCCGCAGCCACCACTGCGAGCTTGGCCTTCAGCGGCATTACGGGTGGCACGAACACCACGGCTGCGATGGTTGTTGGTTCAGGTTCTTCACTAGCAGCAAGCGGAACAGGAACCATCACCGCAACGGCTGCTCCATACAGCGGTCTGACTGGAACTGTCCCCACGTGGAACCAGAACACCACCGGAACGGCATCGAATCTTTCAGGCACCCCAGCTTTACCCAATGGAACGACGGCCACGACACAGGCCCAGGCTGATGGTTCCGCCAAACTCGCCACAACCCTGTATGTGGACACGGGATTGGCTACGAAGGCTGCGACCAGCGCGATTCCCGTTGTTGGAACCGTTACTCCGTTGATTAACGGAACGGCCACGATTGGGGCCACGGGAAAATGGGCCGATTCCGGACACATTCATCCTACGGATACCTCGCGTCAGGCTGCTCTGGGCTACACACCAGTGGCAAATACTGTCACGGTAAACGGCCACGCGCTTTCGGCCAACGTGACGGTATCGGCCAGCGATATCACGACGGGAACCTTGCCTCATGCTCAGCTTCCTGCTTTGGTGAGTGGCGATATTCCAGCGAACGCGGCCAACACCAGCGGATCGGCGGCCAGCTTCACTGGAACCCTCGTGGGCGATGTAACTGGAACTCAGGGTGCGACAGTAGTGGGCAAGATCAATGGAACTTCATTGGCTGGCCTTTCGACCGGAATTCTCAAGAACACCACGACCACGGGCGTTCCAACCATTGCTGTTGCTGGTACTGACTACGCTCTTCCGAACGCGAATACATCCGGAACTGCCGCTAATCTCTCTGGAACTCCAGCCTTGCCCAACGGAACCACTGCCAGCACACAGCTGCAAGCTGATGGCTCAATGAAACTGGCCACCACCGCATATGTGGACACGGGATTGGCAACGAAGCAAGCCTCATTGGGATACACGCCAGTCGCTAACACAGTGACGGTCAACGGCCATGCCCTCAGTGCCAACGTGGTTGTCAGCGCGAGCGACATCACCACTGGGATTCTCCCGGTTGCACAACTGCCAACCATTCCATATTCCGGTTTGTCAGGAACTCCGGCAATTCCGATAGCCTCAAGCACCACGCCAAACATGGATGGAACCGCTGCGATTGGTTCGCTGGCTACCTTTGCTAAGGCTGACCACGTTCATCCGAGCGATACATCACGCCAAGCTGCTCTGGGCTTCACGCCGACAAATGCCGGCATTGTTCCAAGCACCACGCCAGCATCGGGACAACTGCTCATCGGGAACGCTGGTGGGACGGCATACGCTCCAGTCTCGCTGACTGGTCCAGTTTCCGTGACTGCTGCTGGTGTAACCTCCGTCGCAACGCTGAACCAAAACACCACAGGATCAGCTGCCAGCTTTACGGGTTCGCTGGTCGGTGATGTCACAGGAACACAGGGCGCAACGGTTGTCGGGAAAATCAATGGAACCTCGCTGGCCGGACTCACGACTGGGCTACTGAAAAACACAACCACCACGGGTGTTCCGAGTATCGCGTTTGCCGGAACTGACTACGCGCTGCCAAACGCAAACACCACGGGAACAGCGGCGAATCTTTCAGGCACCCCAGCATTACCGAACGGAACGACAGGTACGACGCAGACTGCCGGGGACTCGTCCACGAAGCTGGCGACGGACGCCTTCGTATCCACGGCAGTGGCGAATGAAGCTACCGCAAGAGCCAACGCAGATGCTTTGTTGCTGTCCATATCTACGGCTGCCAGCACATACGCTCCGCTCAGTGGCACAGCGGCAAACCTGACAGCTGGAGCAGCCAACAAACTCAATTCCACCAATGGCGCTGGAACCTACAACTGGTCCGGTCAAGGTGGTCAGCCAAGCTGGCTATGGGGCAGCAATGATGGCGTCAATTTCTATGTCTGGAACCCTTCGAACTTCAACGTCAACTATGCAGCTTCCGCTGGCACATGCAACTCGTGGAATGGCGGTGCCTCGTTCGGTAGCAGTGGCTATCAGAAGTTGGGCAATGGATTAATCATTCAGTGGGGTTATGTCACCATCACCAGCGCAACAAGCGTTGCCATCACATTCCCCATTGCTTTCCCTAATGCTTGCTGCGGCGTTCAGAACACTATCCTCACTTCCAGTGACAGCCGCTCCGGTGGTGACAACAACGACACCGTGGCCTACATAAGCACAACGGGATGTCACATCCGTGGCGATGGCAGCCCATCGATGGGCTCTTACTGGTTTGCGGTGGGGTACTAATCATGATCTACGCGAAGTACGACAAAACGACAGGCAGCGTCTTAGGGCATTACGCTCCGGACATTCATCCCGCCTTGTTTGACGCAAGCGGCAATCCACTTTCGGATGACATGGTTGCTCTTACCGAAGACCAACATCAGGCGTCGATAATTGGTGGCATCCGAATCGTCTCCGGGGTTCCGACTCCGTATATTTACCAGCCGTCCATTGAAGAACTGAGGCAAGTCAAACTCATCTGGGTGTCTCAACAGGTGGCCGAAAACATTACGGATGGATTTACCAGTGCGGCTGCTGGTGTTCCCGCAACCTATGACAGCCAAGAGGTTGACCAGGACAACATCAAGACTCTGTATATCGCGTCACAGAACCCTTCCTTTGGAACTGTTCAAGTCCGCGCTGTCGTAGCAGGTCAAAACACAAAGTCCATACTCACCCACACTCCCGCGCAGATGCAGACGCTTGTAAGCGATATGGCTCGGCATGTCAGTACGTGCAAGGCGCACGGCTGGGAACTTCAGGCGGCTGTCGCCAACGCCACGAGTGCTTCAGACCTTGACGCTCTCGCTTGGCCGAGTGAGGAGTAATCATGGCAGGTTGGGGGCAGTTCGCATGGGGTTCTGGCGGCTGGGGGCTTGGCGTCGGAGCACATGCGCCCATTCTCACGCCCGATGCCAGCGTTGTAAGCACGGTGAATTTCTATCCACCGACGACTAGCCCAACGGTGAATCTTGGCCTCCTCACGGCGAACAGCACTGTGAGGCTTGGGGCTACCACGCTCAATCCGACAGTACGTTTTTGTGCTGTGACTTCCTACCCAACAGTTTCGCTCACACAGGTATTCATCAATGACTAAGCTCATTCTGTACTCAGGCAACACTTCCGAGGTTCGATTCGCTGGCATTCAGAACGCTGATACTCTCGCGTTCCTCACAGGCTGCACCGTCACGTGCTCCCTCTACACCCCAGCTGGGGTGGCCGTCACCGGAGCCACCAATCTGAGCATGGCCGATGTCACCGGAATTCCCGGCACGGTCAACTGCTTCATCCCCAGTTCCGTCACCATTCCTGAAGGCAACTATTACCTCACCTTCGACGGGACAACTCCCTCTGGTGACGCCTTCAGTTGGTATCAGCCAGTTGAGGTTCGCACCCGCCAATCGTAAGGAACGAATGAAGAGTTTTGCCGCCATCGCAACAAAGTATGCGCAAGATGTTGTGGACGGCAAGATCCCAAATGCGAAGTGGGTGCGCCTCGCGTGCCAGCGACACCTCACGAACCTCGAACAATCTCAGAGCGAAGATTACCCCTACGAATTTGTAGCATCCAAGGCTGAGCGCATCTGCAAGTTCATCCAGTGCCTCCCTCACGTGAAGGGAAAGTGGGCTGCGAAGTCAGAAAAGATCAAATTGCAACCGTGGCAAGTGTTCATGCTGGCCTGTCTTTTTGGCTGGTGCCACAAGGACAGCGGTCTTCGTCGTTTCCGCGAAGCCTACATCTGTGTCCCGCGAAAGAACGGTAAATCGCCAATCGCTGCTGGTGTTGGGTTGTACATGCTTTCGGCTGATGGAGAGCACGGTGCGGAAGTTTATTGCGGAGCCACAGCGCTGGATCAAGCGATGGAAGTATTTCGTCCAGCCCAGCAGATGATGGAACGCAGCCCAGAGTTGGCGGCCAAGCTAGGAATTCAGATCAATGCACGTTCACTTGTCATTCCAGCAACGGGCTCCCGCTTTCTGCCCGTCATTTCGCGCCCACATGACGGTGGTGCGCCTTCGTGCGGCATCTGCGATGAACTCCACGAGGCTGTGAACAGCGACCTGTACGACACATTTAAGACGGGCATGATTTCCCGCGAGCAGCCGTTGTTGCTCAGTATCACCACGGCTGGCTTCGATCTTGGTTCGATGTGTTACGACCTCCAGATTCAGGCGCAGAAGGTTCTGGAAGGTTCCATTGAAGATGAGCAGTTCTTCGCCGTCATTTACACCCTCGATCCTGGGGATGATTGGACGACAGAAGCAGCGCTCAGAAAAGCAAATCCAAACTTCGGAATCTCAGTCAAAGCCGAAACGGTTTTGCACGATCAGGCGTTGGCTGTTCAGAACTCAGGCAAGCAAAACACCTTCAAAACGAAGCACCTCTGTATCTGGTGCAACGCCTCATCCGGCTGGATGAACTTGGAAAAGTGGAATGCCTGTGGCGACGCTTCACTGAAGCCTGAAGACTTCAAAGATTGCGAGTGTTTCATCGGCATGGACTTGGCCAGCAAAATCGACGTGGCTGCACTCGTGAAGGTATTCCGTAAAACGATTGACGGCAAGGTTCACTACTTTTCGTTTCCGAGATTTTACCTGCCAGCCAAGCGCACCAACGATGCCGACAAACAGCATTACCAGAAGTGGGTAAATGACGGGAAGCTCACGGCCACGGATGGTAGCGAAATTGACTACGCGACGATGCGTCGTGACCTTGTAGCCGATTCCAAGCTCTACAACATCAAGGAGCTTGCTTACGATCCCGCGAATGCTACAGATTTCACTCAGCAGTACTGCGCCGAAACCTCTGGCGTGCGCGTGGAAGTTCCTCAGCGTTGGCAATACCTGAGCGAACCGATGAAGCATTTGGAAGCCATGGTCATCAGTGGGCGCTATCACCACGATGCCAACCCCATGATGACTTGGATGATGAGCAACGTTGTCGCTCATCCCGATGCCAACGATAACTTGTTCCCTCGCAAAGAGCGGAACGAAAACAAGATTGACGGTGTGATGGCCACACTTTGCGCTCTCAACCGTGCGCTGGCCGTTCCGGAAGCTCCCAAATACACCCCGTACCAAAGAATTCAGTTTTTAACCTAAAGGCGAACAAATCATGGCAAATCTCATCTCCCTTAACTTGCAGGCTCCGCCAATGGAAAAGCGCACGAACCTGAACCAGATTGGAGTTTCTCTTTCGGCGGGACTCGCGTCTCTGGGAATGGGAACGTTCACGGATTCCAATGAACACGTCACCGAACAGACCGCGATGCAAGTCCCGACTGTTGCGGCATGTGTTCAGCAGCTGGCGGCTGGAATTTGCAGTATGCCTTTGAGGGTGTACGAGGAACTTGGCCGTGGCCGTAAACCTGCGAAGGATCACTACCTCTATTATCTGCTCACTCAGCGGCCAAACCCGGAGATGTCAGCCAAGGTATTCATGACCACCATGATGATCCATGCCGCGCTGTGGCAGAACGCCTATGCCGAGATCGAACGCGACAACAGTGGTCGTGCCGTTGGATTGTGGCCCCGCGCTCCATGGCGCACCAAGCCTGATCGCGTCAATGGCAGCTTGGTGTTCAAAACCACGGAC